CAAAGGTCTAACTAAGGATAATCACCTTGGAGCCATTTTCCGTGCAGCACCTCAGAAAGCTAGCAACCTGATGGTTCAGCTTCTAGCACAGAAGAGGGGCAAGACTCTTGACACTCTACTCAGCCAGTTCCCAACTAGGGAGTTTGAGACAGCTGATGAGTACTTCTGGGATGTTATTGGCAGCACACGTCAGAACATTCCTCTGATTGAGGCTAGGGATGAGAATGGTACTGTAGTTACTGCTGCTAGCGGTAATATTGGTGCAGGCACTGCTCCCTTCTACCTCGTATTTGGTAAAGACTGGTTTGCTGATGGTGAGTTCATCGTTGGTAATCTGAATGAGGTTTACCAGTTCAGAGTCCTTGGTGATGCAAGGATGGAGGGTACTAATGCAGTCTACAGAGTAGAACTTGCAGGTGGTAACGAGGATGGTGTTCCAGCTGAGAGACTTCTTGCAGGTGAGCTATTCAGCATTGAGGCAGCCTTCGTTGAGGGTGAAATGTCCAGAGAGGTTGGTGATGTGAGGTTCGCTTCACCTGTTTCTATGAGAAACGAGTTCTCTCACATTAGAATCAAGCACAAGGTTCCTGGTAACAAGCTGAACAGAAAGCTGGCTGTTGGTGTGCCTATCATCGTTGACAACAAGAAGGGCACCACAAATATGTGGATGCACTATGTAGACTATGCTGTGGAGACACAGTTTGCAGACTACAAGAACAATGCTATGGCCTTTGGTAGGTCTAACAGAAACTCTAATGGTGAGTACACTAACATTGGTAAGTCAGGTAATGTCATTAAGACTGGTGCAGGTCTTTATGAGCAGATGGAGGTAGCTAACACACTGTACTACAATGTGTTCTCTCTGAAGCTTATTGAGGAGGCACTTTATGACCTGTCTTATGGTGAGCTTGACCTGAAGAACAGAGTCTTCCTTATGAGGACTGGTGAGAAGGGTGCTATCCAATTCCACAAGGCTATCCTTGCTGAGGTTAGTGGCTGGTCAATGTTCACACTCAATGGTGATGCACTCTCTGTTGTTCAGAAAGCTGACAGCCCACTGCACAACAATGCTCTAAAGGCTGGCTTCCAGTTTGTAGAGTATATGGCTCCTAACGGTGTTACACTGAAGCTGGAGGTAGACCCATACTATGATGACCAAGTGAGAAACAAGATTCAGCATCCTCTGGGTGGTCCTGCTTTCTCATATAGGTATGACATCATGGAGATTGGTACTATGGACCAGCCTAACATCTTTAAGTGTACTGTTAAGGATGAGCCTGAGTACAGAGGTTATCAGTGGGGTCCATTTAGGAATCCATTCACAGGTGAGGCTAACAATCCTTATGCTAGCTTCGATGAGGATGCTGCTGTTATCCACAAGTATGCAACCTTCGGTGTATGTGTTCTTGACCCAACTAGAACTATGTCTATCATCCCTGCTATCCTACAGGGTTAATCATAGGACGCTAGAACATGAGGGAGGGGAAATCTCTCCTCCCTCTTTCTTTTAATAATTAAGGAGAACTAAAATGGCACAAGAGAAGAAAGAAGCAGCAGTAATGCTGGATGAAGAGGCTATCAATGCTGAAGAAAGAATACAGGTGCCCATCCCTCCCAAGGAGGAGACAGAGACACCTAGAGTTACCAAGTTGTCTGAGGAAAGAGAGGAACTTGTAAGCTGTCTCAGGAATGAGAAGGTTATTGTAAGGTTCATTTCTAGGGCAAGAGGTATGGTTACTAACCCTGACCACATTCTTTTTGGTGGTATGGCTAATGGTTCAAAGATGAGCCTTACTGTACCTCTGTTAAGGTCAGGCGGCTTTGCAGATGTGCTTACCAAAGCTGAAAAGAAATTCCTTGAGTGGAAGATGGGTCTTGAACCCAATGCCCTCAGTGTTCACAACAGGACTAACAACTTCTGGAGTGATGCTAATGAGCAGGGTATTGGTAGGGTAGTACTTATCAAGGGAGACAATCCACTTGATTTGTCCAAGCCTATTGATTATATCAAGTACAAGATTCTGCTGGCTAATAAGGAGAAGATTGCTCCTTCAATGTCAGCTCTTCAGGACAAGCCTAAGGCTACTTACAGATTTGTGATTATCAGTGAGTCTGATACAGCCAAGGCAGCTAACATCAAGGTAGGTCTTAAGCAGCAGGCTTATATGGAGTTTGGTAAACTGAGTGAGGACAGGGATAAGTTGAGGGTTATCATTGAAACCCTTGATGGCAGACCCACAGCCAGTGATAGCAAACTTGAGTATCTACAGGGTAAGGTTGGTGAACTCATTGAGGCTAACACCAAGATGTTCCTCAGTGTGGCTAGAGACCCACTCTTGGATAACAAAGTTCTAATTAAGAAAGCAATCGAGGCTGGTATCATTGCTAACAGAGGCAACTACCTCTATATGAGGGACAGCAACACACCTCTGTGTGACAATGGTCAAGAGCCTACACTAAATATTGCTGCCAAGTTCCTGAGCCTTGCAAAGCATCAGGAACTTAAGTTCAGCATCGAGGCAAAACTTAAAGCAACAGAATAATATGACAGGACCAGAATTTTCAGACCAGTTTGATGTATTATTCAACAATATAACAAGCAATCAAGCACCAGGTTTGAATGAGTATGAGAAGGCAGTATTCCTGACTAAGGCTCAGGATGAACTGATTAAGAATTACTTCTTGCCACAGAGCAATTCTAAGCAGGCAGGATTTGATGATAATCCAAAGAGACAGATGGACTTCTCATTGCTTATGAATACACACGGAGCTACTCCTATTGCAGGTGCTGGCTCTACAGCTGGGGCTGAGGATTATGACCCTATGGGCAGGGGGGCTGATGTTTATGACCCTAGAGGCAAGCTCTTTGAAATGCCATCTGACCTATTCATTCCTATCAATGAGTCTCTAAGGTTTGTAGTTAAAAGTGAGGGTGGCTATCATGGGTCCAATCCACATTATACTACAAAGTTTCAGAGACAGGTTATTCCTCTTAGTATGGAGGAATACACTAGGCAAATGAGCAAACCTTATAAGGAGCCTCTTAAATATCAGGCTTGGAGACTATTGGTGAATAATGCCATTAGGAAAACTGGTGGCTCCACTGATGGTAAGCTTGCTGAAATCATCGCAGGTCACAATGACTTGAAATGGCTTAATGCTAGTACTGATGAAGAAACTAGGCTGATGCAGTATGTTATCAGATACATCAGGAAGCCTAAGCCAATTATCATTGCTCCTATAGATTCTTACAATGTAAGTATCAATGGTCAAGATGGTACTGACTCAAACTACTACACATTAGATACTGATGGTGTTAGCATCCTCAATCCTTGTGAGTTGGATGAGTCACTCCATGAGGAGATTCTCCAAAGGGCTGTTGAACTTGCTAAGATTGCTTGGGCAGGTGAACCTGCTGCTACTGTGCAGGCAGGACAAAGAAGTGAGTAATTAACATAAGGTAAACAACTATGACGAACCAAGAGTTTAGTGATACTTTTACTACTCTGCTAAACAGCTATAACACTCAGGCTCAATTTGGTGAGCAAGCTTCAAAGAGAGAGATTGTGCTGGATGAATATGAGAAGTCCTTCTTCCTTACAAAGGCACAAGAAGAACTGGTAGTGAACTTCTACAATGGGAAGAACCCTTATGGGGACTCCTTTGAGAGCACTGAAGAACTGAGGAGATACCTTGATAACCTGGTAGTTACCAAGGTTTACTCAGCCAGTGAGCAAGTCAGTGGTACTGGGGTGTCTACTAGTTCAGTGTTCTATAAGCTGCCAGAGAAACTAGCCTTTATCACAATGGAGCAAATCACCTATGGTGATGAGAGCCTAGGCTGTTACAATGGCAGTTCTGCTAATGTCTATCCCATCACACAGGATGAGTATAGCAGAGTAAAGAACAATCCCTTCAGGGGTCCAACCAAGTATAAAGCCCTTAGGCTTGATGCTGGTGAGGGTGTTGTGGAGTTGGTCTCGAAGTATAGAATAGAGAGCTATTTGGTGAGGTACTTAGCCAAGCCAGAGCCTATTATACTGGAAGACCTTCCCAATGGCCTTACTATTGACGGGGTTAGTTCTCAAACAGAGTGCAAGTTGAATGAGATATTGCACAACACTATACTGGAGAGGGCAGTCCAAATAGGTCTGCAATCAAAAGGTGTTAGTGTCAGCAAGTAACTTATTTGTTTAATTAAACATTTACAACAATGAACATTTTTACAGCGAATCAGGTAAACCAGGTTTACGTTGCCAATGCTTACAAGGCAAGCAAACTCGCTAAGACAGATGCAGTGGGTACTATCACTGTAGGTAAAAACAGTGTTGAAAATGCCATCTACGTTCAGCAGATTGGTGCAGGCGGCCTCCAGAGGTCTGACCTCATTGATGTGAACAAGATTCTCTATGCAAAGGCTACTAAGGCCAGTGCAATGGCTAGGAAGCTGAAGGTGGCTACTGTGACACTTGATAGCAATGTGAATGGAGGTGCTCCTGTTGCAGGTCAGGATTATATCCTGAGAATTGCCTTCACACACGTTATCTCAATTTCTCCTGAGAACCAGTACTGGAAGTATGGTGCAGTTCATGCTTACAAGAACATGACAGCATCTGACTTCTACAAGACTATGGCTCTTAGCATTGCTAAGAATATGTCAAGGGAGGCAGTGAAACTAGTTGCCGTTTATCTGGGTAACACAGAGGTTACTCCTGAGACTAAGGAGTCAGACCTCAATGGTAGCTACAGCTCAATTATCATCAAGGAGGTTGAGCAGGATTGGATTCTTGGTATCAAGCAGCAGAGACCTGTTCAGTTTACCGTAGAGCCTACCAACATCAAGGTTGATGGTGAGGAAGTCATCTGGGGCAAGACAGCCTACAGTGATGGTGCTACCATTGGCAATGGTAAGGAAATGGCAGACTACGAGTACTTCTACATGGGTGAGAGAGGAGACCAGTACAGAATGGTGAACTGGCCTAACTATGTACCTACCAAGTATCTTGTTGACCCAACCAAGGAGTATGACACTATTGCAATTCACTTTGCATACACTGGTGCCAACCACTCAGTACAGATGTCGGAGAAGGATATTACTATCCTAGTTCCTGCTGATGCTACAGTTGGTTCAGGTGAAAACGCTGCAAGTCTTACAAACACTATCATTGCTGCTATCAACACAGCAGTGGGTTCAACAGTGATTGCACCTCTTGCATAACTTATAGGGAGGGTAACACCTCCCTATTTTTGTTTTACAGAGTAAGTACAAAAGGATATGATACATTTCAATGAACTCAATATTACTCCTGATGGTAAGTACCTTATCATTGATGTAAGTGTGCTCAATGAGAAATACTACAAGGATATCTACCTTGAGAGTATCATCATTGATAATCAGGACACTTATGTGGGTAGTGGCCCAAGTACTACTCCTGTGTATTCCTACACTGTACCTACTGAGGGTACAGTAAGGCTGAAGAGAATGGGTAAGACCATTACACCTACTTACAATACAAAGCACTTAAGGCTGGAGCTTGCTCCACAAGACCTAGTGGGTAATACCCTAGAGGGTCTTTTCTTTGTGTATGTGAGGGTGAAAGGTACTCCTACATCAGATGTTCCCTGTGGTCTTGATAATGTAACCACTATGGGCACAGTGACTAATGTGTACCCATTCTACCAGCAGGCTATGCAGAACATTGGTGAACTTGCTGATAGGTGTAATCCTCCTCAGGGATTCACTGACTGGATTCTTAAACTAAAGGCTCTTGAGCTTGCTATCAGGACAGGTAACTATCCTGAGGCTATCAAGTACTATAATAGGTTCTTTGCAGGCAAGAGCAATATAGTAATCAGGAAAGGAGGTTGTGGCTGTGGAGGTGCTTAATGATGTACTGAAATCAATGGGCTACTACTTCAATGCACTCACTCAGTTTGGTTATAAGAAACAGAGTGATGTAGATAAGCTGATTATCTACAATTTCATTGAGGAAATGCTCACTGGTGAAATGAGGGAGTTTATCACAGAGTCTGATTACAGGACTATTGAAAGGGCTTTGTACTGTCTTTACGGCAGCTCATGCCTTATCCCTTATCCTCAGTATGTCAATGATGATAATCTCTTTGGTCACAGAGACCCAGGTGGACTTATTACACCAAGACTCACTGAGGACAATGTTATCAGATTCACTGAAGATGACAGAGTGAGATTCAAGGCTACTAATTATAACGATTAAGGTCATTAACAAAATCAATTAATCTCTTGTAAGGGTCGTAGGAATTTACTACCTTTGCAAGAGATTTTTAATTAACAAAGGTATGAGCACATATAAAGAACTAGTGTATCTTATCCTAGATGAGCTTAAGGTGGTCAGTGATGACAGCCACTTTCAGGAAGAGCACGTCATAGCTTTGCTTGACCATTACAGGGTATTCCTGCTTAAGCAAAGGTATAGTGACATTAGGAAAGAGATACCAGACAGTAACTACCAGACTATCTGTGTAGACCTTGAGCAGGCTAATGCCATTAGTGGTGTACCCTGTGAAGGTAATGACTACATGAAGTCTGTAGGAAAGATACCTAAGATGATGCAGGTAGGCTCCCGTAAGATTTCCTC